CGATATAACCATCCAACCATCGCACCGTTTGCCAGTAACCGGCCCAATAGAGCTGGTTACGAAGCGAGACGATGCTGATGATTTCCTGGGCGTGCCCACGTTTGGTCGGGAATACTCGACGGACTCGGACGATACTAACGTCCTCGCCATCGTAGTACTCCTTCCCACAAGACTCTCTGAACTTACCAGTCCAGAAAGACTTGCCTTCATTTACTACAAGACCAAAGTCTTGTAGTGCCTGAACAACGTGGTCCACGAAATCTACAGGGACAATAATGTCGTCCCCGTAGATCCGCACCGCATGATGAAGGCGTTTTACGTCCTTCATCGTTAGCGTTGTGTTGAGCGCTCGCTCTATACCAATAAAGGTAATGGTCAGAAAGACCATCGCCTCAATCGGAAAGGTGAGTGCTGAACCCATAGACGCGAACTTGGTTAGGTGTAATACACCATAGCCAGGAACGTCTGCCTTCGGGCTCCTACTCGCCATCACAGCCTCACGAAGGTGAGGATGATGAACGAGGAGGTGCCTTACATGCAGACAAGAGACGCGATCGGAGGCTTCACTCAAATCGAGCGTAGCCAGGGTTCCATCTTTGGAGCCCTTTCTGGCCATCGCCTGGTTAGGGCGCTGGTCATCTATCCCGATCATGGTCCGAAGATAGTTTGTCTTCGGGATACCCATCCGGATTTCACGGAGTACCGACTGCTGTGCATACTGCATAGCAGTTGGTTCAACCGCGATGATCCGTGGCGTCTTTTGCGTCTTAGGTACCGAAATAACCTTTACAGGAATTTCGGTGCCAGGTTCGAGGATGTCGACGTCTTCCAACTGCTCATAGTACCGAGCATTTGGGAGGAGCATATCCCCAATGGGGAAATACTCATCAAGACGTCTGGGCCAAGTGAATTGCTTGAACTTTGCGTTCCCGCAAAGTCCATCAGCGGTTACACCTGGACCATGTTTAGGGATGTGTCTACCGTAGTAGATCTCACGATCTACGGAGGTAAACAACCCGCTAAACAGAAGAGTACTGACCCGTTCAAACCAAGCCCATTTCTGGGCTGGGATGAGCTGGTCTGACTCTCTGACATCCTGCTCACATTGGACGTACTGGGCGAAGGCAGCATCTTCCCTTTCGGGAGTACACTGCAACGCTATCTTACCAAACATCAGCGTTAGCTGACGAATGGATTGGATAGCTTCAACGTCTGGTGCGTCCAACAACACACCACTAGCCGGATCGAACACACGGCAAAGGAAACCCCAAAACAATTTGGGGAGACCACCCTTCCTTGAAAAACTAAGGAAGAGGTTGTTGCCAACCGACCCGAGGTCAAGACTTCTTTCGAAGTCTTTTCCAAAGGAAGGTAGGGTTATCGTTAGAAACGACAACCCCTCGTGCTCGGTCCGCCTCAGGACAGTTTGATAGTCCTGAGAGGCGCTAGTGTAGCACCTGCTTGCGCATTCTTGCGCAAGCGTTTTCCAGAGCAACATTAGGCTTTTCAAAAGCCCTCCTAACTAATCGTTAGAGGATAACTTTTCCTTAGCCCAATGTCTCCGATCCAACGGGCTTGGCCCGCGAGGGGATACTAACCCCCCCGCGGACTTTGCACCGTCGTGTCAGTCCAGGGATCTGAATTAGATCGATGGACTTTGACACAGGATCTAGGAAAGTAGAGTACGCCCAAGTTTTCTGAGCAACCCTTGTGAGGGTCGCTAAAGAAAACAAGGCTCCAGAGAAATCCTGCTATACATAGCAAGACAACTAAGGAGAGTACTTCTACTCGCCTAGCTTTCACCACCAAGTAGTTTGGTGATGG